CTGGTCCCCACTGAGGTCAAGGCCAAACCAGAAGCGACTCCAGCCCCTTCCTCTGAAGTCAGTGGTGTCATGGTCGAGGAGCTCGCGGTGCCCCCTGCACCTCAGACCACTGGTCTTCCGGCGACGGTGGAAAACCCGGGCCCGCCGAGTTCCTTCGAGGACCGCAGCCGCCTGCCCATGGATGCACAAGGGTTCATCAATAATGGCGCCACGGCCTTGAATCCACTGACTGCTCCAGTGGTTGACCCTGTGGGCCCTTCAGCCCCGGCAGTTGGTATTGCACGCAACGTGGACCCTTTCCTTCGGGGAAACGTTGAAGCCTGCGGTCAGGTGGGCTCTTTGAACTCGCTGGCGCAGAATTTTGTGCAGATGCCGGTCATAGCGGAACTCGAAGAACTCGAGGCGGAGGAAGCGGAAGATGACGTGGTGGGTAACGAGAGGGGCTTTGCCCCCCTGCCAGTAGCCACTCGTCTGCCGATCACGGATTTCATGCACCCAAAGTGGACCATACGCGTGGGTAAGTTGGCCACTCATGTCGAGTACACTTACAACTGCGGAGTTGAAGTGGCAGCTCTGGCCCTGGACCGCTCTGCTGAGGAATTGTGGAGTTCTCTGGCCTTCTTGGTTAGTGCTGAAGTGGCGAATGATTGGCTGCTCAACGGGACTTCTAAAGTTTTTTTTGAGGTGTGTGGCGCCGTCCATAACTGCCGATTTGAATTGCACGGGATGCCTAGCACGAAGGGAAAACATCTTACCGTGGGTAGCCAGCGCGCCACGCGCACTTTCGTGGTGCGTTATTTACCGGAGGAGAAACATTGGCAGTTGGTGTCGAGCTCGGTTCGGCCAGTGAAACCCCTTAAGGCTGCCGTGCTTGACCAGCCTAGGTTCTTCCCGGGTTCCCTGGGGACCTTTCTTCTGAGAATGGAGTCGCATGTCGACAAGCATGGCAATAAGCTGCCCGGTTCGTTCGCCCCTTACAAGGCTTCATACGAGCGAGCCAAATTGTATTGTCAGGAAGCGTCCGTGGGCACAACGGGCACCCTGGCTGCTTTGTGCAGGGCCAACAAAGTCCCGCCGAACGCTCTGGAAGCCTTGAAGCATGTTTCTGAGGGTGTGATGTCACACACTGTTCAAGTGCGCTGCGTGTCCGGCTTTAGTGGTTGCGGGAAGAGCGCTCCTCTGCAGAGCTTCCTGGCCTCTGAGGCGAAAGACTTGTTGGGCATGGTTAGTTTAGTGTTCCCTCGAGCCTTTCTAATGACAGAGTGGCGAAAAGCCATTAATGATGGGGCAGCGGCGGTGCACGTTGGGCCCGGGAGGCCAGCCACCGTGCATAGCAAGGCCATATCCACTTTTGAAGTGGGCCTGTTTAGGGCGGCGCCGATTTTGATCGTTGATGAAGCTTCTCTCTTGCCCAGCGGGTGGCTCGACGCTTACGTGCTGATCAACCCCGTTTCCCATGTCATTCTGTTGGGTGACCCGGCTCAAGCTTGTTTCCATGAACCTAACCAGTTGAGCGAGCTCAACAGCCTCGAGAACGATATGGCCCGCGCCATGCGTTTGTGCGGGTCTTCTTGGTATGCCTGGTCGCACCGGATACCACAATGTTTGGCGCGTGCCTTCTCTATAGTGTCAACTAACCCCTACCAGGGGGCGATTGAGCATGCTGGACACACAATACCGGGCATCCCTCTTGTGGTACAGACTGACGTGGAGCGCCGAAATTATTTGCCTCGCGTCAGACAGGTGTACACGGCCTCTACAGTGCAAGGACAAACTCACGAGGTGATGCAGGTGTTGGTGACCAACACCATGCTGACCGTGGCTCGCCACGCCGACCTTATTGCTGTGGCTTGTCGCGTGTCGCGGCGCCTGATCCTGGTGTGGGGTCCGGGAGCCGATCCAGTTAAGGCCGGCAAGCATCCGGTCTTCCGGGCCTTGTTGGGTGAGGGTGCTTTGGACGCTGTGGCTGTGGCTTCTCATTATATAGGCCCGGCCAGCATCGCGTACCTCACTCCCGAGAAGGCCACCAGCATTTTTGAGAAGAGAGTTCAGGGCATCTTGGAACGGGGAAAAGACGACGGCTTGCCTCTCGTCATTGAGAAATTGCCCCCCAGGGTTAGGGCCTGGTATGAAAACTGGGCTCCGCATGAAGCTTCCGCGTTGGCACAATTGGATTCAGAATTACCGGATATAGCCTGCGTTGACATCCACTTGCCTACTGTTACGACGGAGTCTTTGATAGGCAGCTTAGCTAAACAGGCGCCGGATAGGCGCACGCGTGAGTTTGTGAACGCTGCAGGGGTGTCCTTGTGCTACGATGACGAGCTTCACCCTTCGGAAATCTGTTCATGGTTCCCGCGACAAGCTGGCAGCGACCACGCTCTGGTGTTGGCCTCCATAGACAAAAGGCTCACCCGAAGCACCTTCCGGAGGAATGAACGGGAATTAGCCGAGCGAGCATCGGTGGGCTTCTTCTTATGGGACACCTTAGCTGAGGCCTTGCAGCTGCCGCTGTATGCTGCTCCCCAATTTGACTGGGAATTGTACGCCGCTTGCGTCGACGACCAAGTCCAATGCCGACTGGGGAAGACTGCAGGCCTCATGGATGGGGTGGATGAACGGGCTGACACTTGGGGGACTGCTCGGAATGTCGTCCGCAATTTCCTCAAAACCCA